CATCTGCTAAAGAAAAAGCAAGAAAAAAATCGTTTAAGGCTCGTCATGCAAAGAATATTTCTAAAGGAAAAATGTCTGCTGCATATTGGGCTAATAAAACTAAATGGTAGTTAGGAGGAACAATGCCAAAAGTAGGTAACAAAAAATATCCTTATACTGCTAAGGGTAAAGCCGCTGCTGCAAAAGCAAAGAAAAGAAAGAAAAAATAATGGCCACTTACGATAAAGGTGACAGGGTACGAGTTACTGCTACGTTTAGTTCTAATTCTACTGGCACTAATCCAGATGGCGGTGTTGTAACTACTCACCGTAAACCTGATGGTACAGATACAGATGTTTCTGAATCTGCTAGTGGTGGCGGTGTATATGTGGCTGATGTCACATTAGATCAAATAGGTACTCATACAATAAAGTTTGTTGGTTCAGGCTCTGTCGTAGCGGCAGAAGTCATTCAGTTAGAGGTAACAAAGAGCGTATTTGACCATTCATGACTAACGCAAGTAAAGACAGGGGTGAGAAGAATAGGTTACTATTCTTAGAAGCCTTAGATGAAACAGGGGTGATATCAACTTCCTGTGGTATCGCTGGTGTTACTAGGTCAGCATACGAAAAATGGCGGCAACGCATACCTGATTTCGCTGCAAAAGCCGACGCTATACGGGCAGCAGCGTTAGAACGAGAAGGACCAAGAGAGTTTGACGGATCATTTGATTCGTTTCGTAGCGACTTCTTTGATCATCAGTCCCCTTGGTTCCACATGAAAGCCATAGAAGCCTACGAGAACACGCCCCCTGGGGGCATAACCCTTATACTTTGGCCACCTGAACATGGTAAAACTACTCTCGCTGAAGACTATTTCACTTATAAACTAGCGTTAAACCCTGAATTTCGTATCACAGTAGGGTCTGAAGGGCAAGATATGGCCCGTAAAATACTCGGTAGGGTGCGTGGACGTATGGAACCACACGGTCCTTACCCTAAATATGTAGCAAAGTTTGGACCTTTTGTGCCTCAGAACCAGTCTGGTCGTAAAACAGCGCAGGCTTGGGGCGCTGATTACTTCAATGTGTTTAAAAAAGCGTCGCATGATGAGCGCGATTACTCTATGGTCTCTTTAGGTTGGCGTTCTAAAATCGCTGGTACTCGTACCGATCATCTGCATGTGGATGATATTCAGTCAAGAGTTTCTTTAAATCTGACCGAACAAATGTTCGAAGTGTTCCGTCAAGACTGGCTGACACGCCCCGGTGAGAAGGGACGTACCGTTATTAATGGTACTCGTGTGGGTCAAGACGACTTTTATGAGCGTGTAATGGATGAAATAGACGAAGATATATTGAGAGTTATTAGATTCCCTGCAATATTAACTAACGATAAAGGTGACCCTGAACCGTTATGGCCTGAATTTTTTAGCATGGATATGCTTGACCGTATCCGCAGAAAGGTGGGGGAAGAAGCGTGGGCTAGAAACTATATGCAGCAGCCTATGGCTTCATCAGAAGCAACGTTTACTGATGACGCTATTGAGTTGTGTAAGAACCCTTTACGCTCTGTTACTCATCATCCACCAAAAGATTGCACTGTCTATATTGGCTTAGATCCTGCGTTGGGTTCTAATAACTGTATTGTCGCTGCTACTCCGCATGAAGGTAAGTTAAAGATTCTTTTCGTTAGGGAAGATGTAGGGTTTACCCGTAACGAGCAGATACTTGGGGTAGTAGAGGACGCTGTTCAAAGATGTATGGCTAATGGATCTACTGTTTCTGATGTAGTTATTGAAGCAATGGTTTTTCAGAAAGGTTTGTCACGTGATGAGCGTCTGATAGAGATGACTAACAAGTATGGGTTTAGGGTTCGTGAACATTTAACTGGTGTGAACAAATATGATGAGGCTATAGGTGTTCCATCTATGGCGTTGTCGTTTATGCGAGGAGAAATAGAATTACCTTGGGCTGATGATAAACAAACGAGACATCAGATAGGTGAGTTGATTCGTCAGTTGAAGACGTGGCGACCATTAAAGCGAGGAACTCGTTTACGACAGGACCAAGTTATGGCATTATGGTTTATATGGATTTTATGGAGGCAGCGAAAACAGTCGTTTGACGTTGACTCTGGACAATTCAGTTATAAAGCGCTACCGTGGAAAGGTATTCGGACTCCGAGCAAGGTATTTTAAATGGCTTATACATTTGCGGAGATTGCAAGCATCATTCGTCATAGGCAAGATGCACAATCTCCTTTATTGCAACGTATGTTGGAAGTTAAAGAACGTTATAACGGCGATTACGTTATACCCATTCCGTCTATGGACGAAGAACCTGTTCTTCCCCCATTAACTCCCGCTCTTATCTCTGAGAACATTGATGCTGTCGCTCAACGCGCTGCATCAGTTGTTCCGTTTATAGGTTGTCCAGCAATTGACGCTAGTAAAGAACGTGGCAAACGTTCAAGAGAGTATGCTGATATTCGTAAACGTGCGTTGGCTGCTACATGGTATAAGAACAAATATAAAGTTAAAGCCCGTCGCGCTTACCGGCATCTCGCTGGCTATGCGACAGCATGTTTTGTAGTGTACCCAGATTTTGAAATGGGTTGTCCAAAGATAGAAGTACGTGACCCTCTTAACGTTTACCCTGAACCACAGGCTGCCGAAAACTTTGACGTTCCTAGTAACTGTGGATTTATTTACGGTAAGTCTGGTGAGTGGCTACGACAAAACTATCCTAACAGCCGTCAAGAAAATGGTGGCCCTGTTCCTTCCGACGAAAACGGAATGCAAGAACTATGGGATGTAGTTGAATGGATAGACGCTGAACATATTGTTATCGGTATCCTTGGTCCACGCTACACAATACGGACTCATGACTCTTCTATACATTCAAGCAACTTTGAATTATCCCGACATATAAATAAAGCAGGAATGCCGTGTGTTATTACACCCGGCAGAATAACACTTGATCGTATCGCCTCTTCTGTTTCTAACGTAGTGGGCATCGTTGACCTGATGGCAAAGTTTATGGCATTAGAACTTATCGCTCAGGAGAAAGCCATCTTCCCTGACCGATACATTATTGGCCGTTCTGGTCAGGTACCGATGATAGTTGGTGGCGAATGGAAGGATGGTCGGGAAGGCGAAGTTAATGTCTTATTGGATGCGGAAAACATCGGGGAACTTAGATCTTCCCCAGATCAATCAACAAGAGTCGCTATTGACAGACTTGAAAGAAACGCAAGGATCTCAACAGGTACCGTCCCCCAAATCGGTGGGGAATCGTATGGGGCTTTACGCACTGGCCGGGGCATTGACGCTCTCATGGGTGCTGCTATGGATCCCCGTATTCAAGAAATGCAAGAAATCATGGAAGCATATCTTCCCCATTTAAATGAATGCGTGTTTGCTACATACGAAGCGCATTGGGGTAATAAAAAGTTTTCTATGTTTACTGGTTACACAGGAGATTTTGGTCAAGTAGATTTTACACCTAATGACCATTTTGAAACACACGACAATGTTGTTTCTCATTCTATTCCGGGTGCGGATATTCAAGGAACTACTATTCAGTTAGGTCAGTTGCTTGGCATGAAAGGTATTAGTTTAAATACTTTTCGTACTCGTCATCCTTATATTGATGATCCAGAGGCTGAAGGCCGTAGAGTAGATGAGGAACAATTAGAAGAAGCAGTAATGGCTGCGATTCAGCAGCAAGCAGTTTCTGGTCAGTTACCTATTGTGTATTTAGCAAAGATAGAAAAACATAGAAAGAATGGTTTAGATATTTTTGAATCTGTGCAAAAAGCAGATGAAGAAATTCGTGAGGAGCAGGCTGCTATGGCACCTGAACCAATGGAAGGTCAGGCTATGCCTCCTGAAATGGCTCCCGGTTTAGCCGGTGGTCCTGAAGCAATGGGTCCGCAAGGTGGACCTCCACCTGAAATTCCCCCTGAACAAAGTGGCGAGTATTCACCACAGGCTGCTCAAGAGTTATTAAGTGCATTGCGAGCAAGGTAATGCCGAGAAAAAGAAAGACGCAAAAACCTATGACCGCTGGTTTAGAAGCCGGTGCATCATATGGTCAAGTTGGTGAGAACTTAACTTCACAAAATCCTAACGCTGGTGGAATTGCTTTGCCGCAGGACCGAGCCGTTCCCACCCCCGGTTCCCCTGCGCCTGCGCCTTCGGGTGCAGGGCCGGTCCCCCCTTCTGGCGGTTTACCCCCTCAAGGCGGGACTGGCGCACTTCCTTTAGAAGCGGCACAAAATTATACTCCTGATATAACTTCTTTAATGGCTCCCGGCCAAGGGTTTGGTAGGCCTACGCAAAGGTTAGTAAGCCCTGACACAAAATTTCGTTCCGCTGATTTTTTATCTAGAATGGCTTCAGCCACTGGTGATCCTGCTATTGCCGCTGCTGCTCGCCAATTAAAAGCAGGCGCTAATGCAAATATGAACAATCCGGGTATGCGGTTTAATGGCTAAATTTGTAGGTGAAGAAACTGATTACATGCCTATTGGCAGGCAGCAAGGTTATCCAATAAACCCTGTTAATGATCAGTATTTTGGTCAAAGAATGCAGTTGCTTCATCGTGAAGGTGGCAATAGATGGTTTCAGCAAAGTCCAGAATTATTGATGGAATTGGCTACTGGTAATCTTTCTGATGAACAAATGCTTGGTGTTTTTACAACAAGCATTAGTCAAGTTGACGCTAATAATATGAAAGACAACTTTCAACGTTTACCGGATGAAATACAAAGGGCAGAGTTTAGCCAGTTAGCCCCTTCAACACAAGAATTTTTAATTGGTTCTGGTTACAGGCTTCCGCAGATACAAGAACAAAAAGGATTTTGGGATCGGTTTAAACATGGTCCTCAAAGTTATGAATGGTTTGGAAGAAAAGCATGGAACCCTTTAGGGCTTAATGTTATACAGGCTGTTACTGGTGGTGTTAGTTGGGCTGTAGGTACAACTGGACGGGTGCTTTGGGAAACAGCAATTACTCCTTATGAAAGATTAGCGGCTCCTGCATATCGTACTGTTAACGCTGTTTGGGCAGATACTGTACGAAATGGTTTTGGTAAATACACTAACCCTTCTGCTTGGAAAGAAGCGTGGGATAATTCTTGGGATCGTGAAGATTCTTTTCATTTGTATGCTCTTGATGAAGTTAGAGAATCGTTAGGTGATGAAGAGTTGCGTCGTATGCGGCTCTTTATGTCAGGTGGCGCTAACAGTGTGTATGAAGATTTTGTTTCTCAAGGTTTAACGAACGAGGAAGCAACACAAGAATATTATAATTGGTATTCAAAACTTGGAGATCCTGAATATAATCAGGCTTTTGATACTTTAGGTTCTGCTGTAAATACAGAATACATGACAATCATTAGAGGGTATAACGCTATTAGCCCTATTAATGTTACCCCAGAAAGTACGGCAGGAAAAATTATGGGGACTGCTGGAACATTAGCAACTGCTATTTTAATAGATCCTTTTACTTATGTAGGTAGTTTAGCCAGAGTTATTAAAACAACTAGGTTGCAAACAAAACCAAATATGGCTAGAGAAACTATTGAACTTTTAAGAAACGCTCATCTTCAAATTGGGGCTACTACAAATGTTGATACTATGCAGTTGCTTTCTAGAGGTGATATGTCTTCTGTTCTTACTGACCCGAAATGGAAAGAACAATATAAAAAACTTTTAGGCGCTGAAGGTAAAGGACCTTTTTCTAATGCTGTTGCATCGTTTATGATGCGCGAAGGTCGTTGGCCTGCAAGATTTGTAAAACAATTTAATGGGTTTAATAGATTGCGTTTTAGAGTTAATGACGCTTTTCGTTACGAATTAGAAGTTGCAGAGAATATAAACAAAATTAAAACTACAGGATTAGCAGATTCTGAGTTTGTTTCTTATTTAGATTCTTTGGGGCTACAAGGTATTGATAATGTATCTGATGAAATTATTGAATCATTTGCAAAAAGAAATGTTGAAGGTTCTGGGCTTGAACAACTTATTCGGGATTACCCTCAACAAATAACTCCCCTTATAGGCCATATGAAAGTATGGCAAAGTAGTGGTCGGTTTACATTAATTACAAACGGCAAAAAAATAGAAGACATACCTAGAACTATTTTTACAGAAAAATATATTAACGGTACAAAAAAAGTTGTTCTTAATGATACTGCTCAGGCTATTGAATGGGCTACAGAAAAAGGAATCTTAGCGTCCGATGAAACATATTCTTTAGTAAAACCTTTAGTTATAGAAGATTCTATTGACGGAGTTAAAGTGTTTAACTCTGGCGGTTTAGAAACTGCTGACGGATATTTTAATTTCTTAAATGATCAAATTGGTTTTGGTAACACAATAGGCAGTACTGCTTCTGGTACAGATCCAGATCTTATGTTGTTGCCTTTCGCTTTAGCGAGAGGTACTCAAGGTAGAACTATGGGTTCTGCGTTTAGAAACTTTTTAAATACAACAATAGATTGGGCTGCTCCTCAACCAGAATTGTTAAAAGAAATGGCTGCTGAGGCTGGAAAGTTTTTAGGAGCGCAAGGTAAATTTATTATTCAAGGAGTACGGAGAGATATAGATGAAGGATTAGTTCAACTTTCTCCTGCGTTTAAAAACGCTTTTAAAACTGATGAACAACTACAAAGGTTATATCAAGCAGCAAAAGATGATAGACCGGAATTTGTTAGCGATCAATTACAAGCATTTTTTCCACAAAGAACTAAACAAACAGAATTTGCTGCCGGTGAATTTGGTTTAACTAGAGAAGAAATAATTGATGATTTAACTGTATTAGAAGAAGTTTTTGACAAATACGATTCTATATCTACAAGTTTTTTAATGAACCAAACTCATGGCGAATTTGATTCTTTCTTTAATTTTCATTTATTTAATAAAGAGGATTTGCTTGGAAACTTTAGAGCAGTACAAAGAACTACATTTAATAATAAAACAAAAAAGATTGAAACAGTTTTTGGACCAGATGGTAAACCCCTTTGGGATTTTAAACCTGTTTTTACTCCAGTTAGATTAGCAAGAAGAGCGCGGCGTGCGTATATAGAAAGTAGATTGCATCCTGCTGGAAGTGTTAATAATGAAATTCAAACGTTACAAAATGCAGGGTTTTTAGATAAAGCAAAAGGTACGGCTCTTGCACTTGGGTATTACCCAGCAAAATTAGCAAACAAGTTTCTTACTTTTATGCCAAGGCAAAAGTATATAGATGTTATGGATCTTGATACAGCAACAAGAGAAATGCAAGGACTTGTTGACATGGGGCTTATGTCTAACATGCCTCGCAATGTTCGTGATGAATATTTAAGAACGTTTATTAATGGTTCTGAGGCTGATCGTTGGATGGTCCAAACAGAATTCTTTTTAGATTTTCTTGGCCGATCAGGTGCTTTGCTTAATGGAGGCACTGACGTACAAAAATTTGTTAATAGATTTGTGAGACATTCTCAAGCAAGATACTCTATGCTTCCCGGTTTAGATTCTATGCCTATTCATGGAGTAAATGTTAATAGATCAGTTACTATTGGCAAGTTGCATCAAGGCCAAATGTCAGCATTAAATGTGATACCTGATTATAGAGAATTAGGTTCTGTCGCTAGGTACATGAATTTTTATAGAGCATTAGGTTGGGGAATTCATCTTCCTCTTATTGATAAGTTTCTTGGTAGGACTTGGAGACCAGCGGTTCTTTTACGTTTTGGTTACGTAGTTCGTAATGGTGGAGAAGAACTTGCTTCTTGGTTATTTAGGGAAGGACCAAGAGCAAATATAAATTCTCGTTTAACAGCAAAGGCTACTGGCTATCAAAAAGTTTGGGATGAGTTTGGAATGAAAACTTTTACTCAATTTGATGATGCTGAAAATGCTTCTAATATACAACATGGAATAATTTGGGGTCCAGTTTCTAGAATAAATCGGTCATTTTCTGAAATTGCTGGTGTTGGCGATATGGCTGTAACAAGAAAAGCCTTGGCTAAATCCGTGGAACAACAAGGAACAAAGTGGGGTTTCTTAAATGAAACTGAACGTTTTGAAATATTTGAGAAGATAAGAAATGCAGAACGTATAACTGCAAATAACAGGTTAGTTGGAGTAGTGTCTCGCGGCATAGAAGATTTTGCTGCCGTAATGTCAAAGAAAATTTCTAGACCATTCTTCGATATGTTGCACAGTAAAGGATTACCTACTAGCCAGCAATGGGCTAGAAAAATTCTTTCTGCTACAGACGAAGATGCGGCAGAAAATATAAAGATATTAAGTAAATTATTTGCAAGCCCTAGAGTTATGGACGAGCAAATGAAACATGTACTTGGTTCGTTTGATAGCCATTTGGCTACTACAAATAATTCTTTAGATAATTTAATTCGTGAATCTGGTTCTTTAAATAATCCTATGAATGTAATTAATTTAACACTTAATTACAGCGGCACAGAAATGGGTTGGATAGAAAACTTTGGTGGTTCTAACACGCAAAAATCTCCAGAGTTTGCTGTTGCTGCTGCACAGCAACTTGTTTGGATGGGGGATAGTCCTGCTCATGCTGCTGCTGCTATACAAATGATGCATTACACAAATCCGCAGTTAGTTAAAAAACTTGCTCCTATTAAAAAGAAATTAATAGAAAAACTAGATGAATTGCCAACGACTACTGATACAAAAAGAATTGTAGATTCTCTTGTTACGGAAAACCCTGCAGAATTTCTTATTCAATTCTTTAAAGCACCTGAGTTTAGACTTTTAAGAAGTGATCAGCAATGGCAGAAAATTTGGGGAGAGTTAAGAGATTCATTTTATAGATCTCAATCAACAAACACAGAAGGTGGACGGTTTATAGGCAACAGGTTTACTAATACAGATTTCTTTGAACAAAATATTGACGAGTTTTTTGAAGTTATTAAACCAAAAACTTTAGATGCTGAAGAACTTAGATTATTAGATGTTGATCAAAGACAAGCATATGAAAACCTGCAATTAAATTACAAAACTTTTACACAAATTTTAAAACCTGTACTTAAGTCTGATGATATTAATACTGTTAGTTGGCTTTTAAATGCTGGTGCTGATGCTAGACAATTTACTGCTGCAAATGTTACAGACGATTGGCTTCAAGCAAAGCATCAAGCAGAGAATGCTATGTTTAGATTTTATAATGGGACTGCTGAAGGGCAGCAACAATTATTAAGCGCTGTTCGTAGTGGGCAAGGAGGGTTTAGACCCGGCACTGGCCCTGTTCATCTTGGGCTTCAAGAAGGAAACACTAGAGTTTTTGTTCCTTTTCTTTCTAAAGATCAAATTCCTTTACTGCAAAAAGCAACCAAGTTTTCTAGCAAAGAACAGCGGAATGCTTTTATGGATCAATTTGGAAGATCTTTAGCAAACGCAGGATACGATCAAAAAACAGTTAATAAAGTAATAGCGCTTATTAATGATAGAAAAAATATGTACGGCGATCTTCTTATGGATTGGGGCAAGAATCTTGATACTCATGTTCCTTTAATGTTAATGACTCCTGATGCAAGACTTGCTGAAGCAATTTCAGACGGGTTAAGTACTTGGATACAAGGTCAACGAAATATTGATGCTGGCCGTATAGGTACTATAGATATTCCTAGCGCTGGAATAATTAAAAAAGGTCCAGGCGGTGATGATGCTGCACGCGCAAGAGGAGATGTTCATGGGCATTTGCATGAAGAATATTACGGGCACATGTACGATCCTGTTAAAGAACAATGGCGTATTGCTAATTCTCGTGAATTTGAAAGAGGTATAGGCAGAGAAAATGTATGGGCTGTTCCAGCAGAATCTGTATCTACTGGTTCAGGTGTTAATCCTGTTCCTAACTCTGGCGGTAGGCCTTCTTATTATGAAGGGTATGTTTATAGGAATCGTGAAACAAATGAATTTATGATTCTTCGTGAAGGAGATGAGGTAGCAAAAGAATTAGACCCAAAGGTGTGGACGATAGAAAAAAGTATGACGTTAAGTTCTAATGATTTGCATAACGCTGCTAAAGAATTTTCTTTTAATTCTGCTAGAACAATGGAACATTTTATATCTAATGCTTCAAAATTAGATGATCAAGGCAAGTCAATAGAAGTCTTTTATCCTTTCTTAGAAATGGTAAATGGCCACGGTAAAGGCAGAGCAGTTGATGCTGGTGCTGTATTGAACATAGGTAGTGGTGGTCAATGGTGGGACAACATGTCTCCAAGAACATACGGTTATGTTCCTGCGACTAACCCAACTGGGGCTGCTTCTAAAGCAAATAACTGGTGGCAGAATCTTTTGCGTAATTGGTTTGATGGCATAGTTAATCCTGCTATTGGTGCCATGGTTCGTGAACCGTTGTTTCATCATTATTTCCTTAAAGCCTATAGACAAACTGACGATGTTGAAAGAATGTATTACCATTCAAAAAATGCGTATCCTCATATGAGAGGAGCGTCAAGAGGTAGGGATACTAAACTTAGTAAACATATAGAGTATGTTGAAGGGCAAGTTCGGATACCTGTATTAGACGATTTTTTAGAGTTAGATATGAACCTTGGTGCCAGCGAAGCCGGTACTGCTGTTGGCAATTTTGTAGACGCATTAAATAAACCTCTTGTTGCTGGTGCAGACAAGGCACTTAGTAAAGAATTACTTGCACATGAAATTAGACAAACAGCAAAAGAATTTCTTAAAGAAATTAAAACTATTGATAATATTGACCCAGCATACCTAGCATTCTTTGAAGATCTAGTCACCTCTAGCGACAATATTCTTATAGATTTTAAAAATTGGTCAGGTAATAGAAAACTTCAATTAGATAGGCACCGTGAAGTCGCTATGAGAAGAGGCATGCACATTACTTCTCAATATATTGATGACCATAGTATCCGTACTCAGTTCCAAGGAATGGTTGGTACTGCTATACCTTTCTGGTTTGCTGAAGATACCTTCCTTCGGAGAATTGGGCGTTCATTAAACCATAACCCTGCGATGTTTCGTAATGCCGCATTGTGGGAAAAGGCTGGAGTGTATAGTGGTTTAATACAAGAAGATAAATATGGTTCTAAGTATGTTGTTGTTCCATTTTCAGGTCTCGCTATGAATGCAGCGGCATCAATAATTTCTCATTCATCTGCTTTAGAACAAATTTTTGGTACAAGTTTAGGTGGATATGTAGAAGGCGATCTTGCTTTTAATATAAATATGTTACCGGGCTATGACTGGGATAAAACAGATGCTGCTTTATTTGGAGGCGAAGGTTTTATAGCAGGAGATATGGGCTTTGGTCCTATGTTAGCGATACCTATTATGTGGGCTTCTCAAACTGATCCTTCTGTACGTAAAATGTTTGAACGTAATTTAGTAGGCGGTAGATACAACGACTATGCTATGCCTAACCCAGATGATCCATCTGCAGAGTTTAGTTACGGTTCTGCATTAAAGATGGCAATTCACAATATTGCACCTGCTCTTGTTACACGTACTTATAATGGTGTAAGAACTATTGGAGATACATGGTTCCATATTGGGGGAGATCCTGCTGCTCGTTCTAAAGCAGCGTTTGATGTAATAACTTTACGTTGGATGCAAGGTCGTTATCCAAGCCAACAAGAAATTTCTAATCAACCTGATCCTGATATTTTTATGGAAAGGATGATAGATGAAATTAATACTGAAGCGTCTGTTTTACAATTACTTCAAAATATGACTTGGTTCTTTGGTCCGGGTCAAGCAAATATTTCAGATCTAATTATAAAGAATGATCGTTGGGAATGGAACGATGAATTCTTTGATCTTCTTAATGTGGGCATACCGTATGAAGAAGCATACAGGTTATGGTCGGATCGTATTATTGCTGAAGAAGGCGAGTTTAATCCTTACGAATTTTCTCCTTTTCGTGTTGGTAGAACAAAGAAAGTTCCGTTATCTGCTATGCAAGCAACAGAGGCTTCTAATGCTTGGTTAACAAATAATGGTTCTTGGGTTGTTCAAAATCCTTTAGCGGCTACATTCTTTATGCCACGTGGCATGGTGTTAGGAGATGACGAATATTCTGCTGAAGCAAAGTCAAGAATGATTGCTTATGGTTTATATCAAGAGCAAACACCAGAAGGTTTCCTTGAACAAATGTATTATCAGAGTTCTTTTGGTGAATACTTCCGTAAGAATGAAAGTTATTTAGAACGTATTTATGCGATGAGGGCAAATGGTCAAGATGTAAGTCAAGTTAAATATCAGCATGATAATTGGAAACAAACGTTTTTAGGAAATCATCCTATACTTGGAAGGATGCTTGGTAGTGGTGATTCAAAAAATAAACGAGAACAAACGATTGTTGAAATGAGAAGGATTTTAACTGATGTTGATGCTATTCCTGACACTGAACATAAAGGCGATATTATTTCTGTTATGAAAATGGTTGTAGAATATCAAGATGAAATGGAATCGTTATCTAATATTCAAGGGGTGACATCATTGCGTAATGAGATTAAATTAAAATATCATGAGATGATGGAATCGTTTACTTCTAGAAAACCTTGGTTAAATGAATTATACTATAGTGTGTTCTTACCGTTGCTTACAGATGCTTGGATTGCTAAATTGAATGCTGGATTATTAGAGTTCCCAGACCGTAGAAGTAGCAGTGCTGGTGTTACTCCATTAGCGACAAGGAGATCGTTTTGAGCGATACAAGTAGTAACTCTTATGTAATGTCTGCTTCTGATTATAATCCGATAATTGTTACAGATGAAGGATTAGAGCAAGATAATGTTCTTGTTCCTTGGGCTGAAGTATTTGATAAAAACGGCGACCATGTAGTCGGTGGTTTAACTATAGGCGAACGTTACGCAAATGCTTATAGTTCTGAAACTATTGATGGGCAAGAAATTTATTTACCTAACCCTGAGAAAGAAGTAACTTATCAAAATATTGCTGGTCTTCAATGGGCTAATAATTATCTTAATGAAAAACGTAACGCTTGGTTTAAAGAACGAAAATTATCTGAACCGCAACCAGTTCTTTTTGGGAACTGGGATGAAATGCGGAATTGGTTTATTAGCCAAGAAAGTCAATTTGTAAATAATGAAGAAAACTGGGAGTATCTTCCCGGTGCTATGGATCGTGAAGGTTTAAGATCTGAAACTATAACTGATCCTTGGGGCGAAAACCAAGAGTACATACCGGGTCAAACAGGTCCGAGTATAACTCAACAAGATTACGACTTTATGCTAGATACCTATGAAACTCACATTGGTAATGTTGCTACGTTTTTGGCTCAAAACGAATACAACGAAAATGAATCTGATCCAGAAAATGCTGAATACTGGCGATATATTTTAAAAACTGATCAATATGAAATTGGTGCACCTAGATATCAAGAACCTTTTCAGGCAAGTCCTGCAAGTGCTTGGTCAAAAAAGCATGACGTTTTAGCACCTCTTGGTGGGGTTGGTGCACCTCTTGGTACTGATTGGTCTTGGCATGTAACACCTTCTGGTGTGGCCCAATTTGGATTTGAAAACGTTTTACTTTTTGCTGCTACTTCTGTTGGTCCAGTTAATACGGTTATAAATACTGGCATACGTGGAATATCTGCAGTTGCTAGAGGAGGGTATTCTGCTGCAAGAGCAGGTATTACAGGTGCTGCTACAGCGGCACAAATTGCTGCTAGAGGAGGAGCCGATGCTGTTCATGTAGCGAGAATGGCTAAAGCGTTTATACAACATGGAGATGCTGGACTTACTGGGGGTAGTTCTTTAAGAACTTTTATGGCTGCGCTTGGTGACGATCCGGCAGCAAGCGTTATTGCTCAAACTTTAGGGGCTACTGGTAATCTATCTGCATCACAGGTTGCGGTTCTTAATAGAGTTAGTGGATATGTAGATGAGGCTAGTCGCGCTATTTTAAAATCAAAAAATGCATTTGATGATATAGTACTAAAACTTGATGATGCGATATCGGGTCCTATGCAATTTGGTGGAAGGCTAACGGGCGAAGCAAGCACCGCAGCAGTTAGTGCTGCTGCTGCACGTAATCAATCACGGTCCCTTTTACAAAGTATGACTGTTAAACAAATAGACGAAATTTTAATAGCGAACGGTCATACTCGTGCATCTATCAATGCGAGTAGAGCAAACAAAGATACTCTTATCACAAGCATACTAGACAACAATCTTGATGATATATATATCCGCTCTCACGTTGGAGAAAAATTACCGCAAACTGCAATGGAGGGAGTATCAACTGTTCCTGTTGCTAGAGCGTCGGAGTTTCCGGGAGGAGCATATAGAGGTGGGGTCACAGTTGATGATTATGCTGGTCAGGCTGTTGCTGGTGAGACTTCCGCAGCGTGGAATCAAGGACAATTTATTGATGAGATTGTTGGTGAAGTAGTGCCCGGTATAGACCCATCTTATGCGGCTACTAGTTTAGTTGATGATACTTTATTAGGAGGTCCGGGTCGTTTTACTGGTGGGGCTGGTCACGTTTCTAGTAGAGCAGCGGTTCCTGTAAGAACAGCAGACGAAGCGGCTGCTGCTCGTGGAGTAGGCGCTACAGATGATGTACAAAATATAATGTCTGCGAATAGACAGTGGGAATTTTCTGAAGGATATAGAGGTGCTGCTGCTGGTGCGAGATATCCAGCGAGCACACATACTGTTCATGTAACAGGTAGACCATCAGCAACACAAGAAGAAGCAGGAAGAAGACTTTGGCAAACAATTAAAAACTCACGGTTCCGTCGCGCTCTTTGGCCAGACCGAGATCAAAGATTTTGGTGGCAACGTAGATTGGCAACTGCTGGAGGGGGGATTGCCGGTCTCGCTACTATTGCTCAAGCATTTGGTGATGAAGGAACAGTACAACCTGACGATGAGAGCAGTGGCTCAAACCCTGGGGCTATTACATCTCGTGCTGTTACGGATAGTGATGGCGCTATGATTGATACTTTAGGAACAGCAGATGCGACTATTAGATTGCTAGGCTGGTTAAACGATAACCCAGTTGTTGATTCTTATGGGGCAGGTAGACTTTTTGATTCTTTGTCAGCCCAACCGGGTGAAGGTATTCCAACAGCAGCAGATGTTGGTTGGGATTTTCGTAGTTTAAATGAAGCAACTACAAGAACTGAATGGACTAATAAGTGGATTGCTGTAGAAGAAAACTGGGATTTTATTTCTTCTAACGAAGAATTGATGAACGAAATAAGAGGCTTGTTGCGTGAACGGGGCGTTGAATTTTCTGATAACGAATCTATAAGACAAATACTAATAGATGATCTGGCAGCCGCTGGAATGATGCGGGTAGATGTCCCTGACGGAGCGGAAGGCCCAGAAGTACCTGAACCTGAAAGAGATCAACGAGCGCTTATTACTCTTGCTGTTGACAACTGGACTAACGAACGTATTAGAACACAGGGTTCAAATGTTATCGCAATCTTAGATGCTGAAGGTGGTGTAAGCGATTGGCTTGCTGCTGGTTACATGCATCCGGTTGAAGAAGATCTTATAGATCGGACTAGAAGAACTAACGTTTTTTCTATATTTCAAAACATAGGTCCTCAAAATGCTGCTCAACAGGTTATTGATATGAATGAAAATCCAGAGTTATGGCACACGATGATAGATACTTTGCAAATGTTTGGTTATTTAAATGCTGTTACAATCAATGGTGAAAGCAGGCAGATAACTCCTCAAGTTTTGAGAGACATATATAACGGTTTTAATAACCGAGATTACACAGGAGAAATGCCAGATACTGTCGGTTCTCAAATTGTTGATGCATGGATGGCTTTTCAGTTTGAAGTTATTAATGCTGAAATGGCTGTTCTTGACGAAAGAACTAACGATAATATGAGCGACGAAGAAATAGAAGAAATTTATTTAGGGATTAATCGTTCAGATTTATTATCCGAAATGGTTTTAGCCCGTAATGATGAAGCAAGAAGTGGTCTTCAAGGAAGAATGAATACAGATGAACAACAGTTTGTTTCTTCGTTAACTACAGCAGTTGAAAATTCTTTAATAGAAGCAGGATGGAATCCTAATAGCAGTACTTTTTCTGCAGATTTAGAAGCGTTAGTTATGCAATCAGTTAATTCATCGCAAAGATTTTTAACAGATGATTATGCTGGTACTCATTTAGAGCAGCAACTTGCTGATAGTTTGTTAACTTCTTTTTACGGTGAAAATGAATGGGATGTTCTTGCAACTGATCTTGATGAAGCCAACGTATTATCTAAACAAAGAGAGTTGGCTTGGGGTAATTTAGATTCTGTGTTAGCGCAAACAATTACTTGGGCTGATTTAGGAATATTAACTCCAGACATGGAAGACAGTTTAAGACAATCAGATATGGCTGCTGTAGGAATGATGATAGATGACGATTACATTAGAAATCGTGACAAACAACTTTTTGTCGGTATTCTAAATAAGGTTAGAACAAACCAAGATGGGACTTTAGCGAATATAACAAGAGACAATATAGAAATTGCTTTAAATACTTTTGCTCATAGTACTGGTGCTTCTTCTCATTGGATGGACGTAGACTTACAGGATTTGGTTAATGAAGAATGGGTGAATTCAAATGGTTTAATTTCGTACCGAGAAGATCCATTAATGGCAGAATCAACAGGAGAAGTAACTGAAGATTTGTTAGAAGATAAACCTGAACTTATATCTGGTAATGTTTTTGATGCGATAAACACTATTAACAATTTAACTACAAGTAGATATAATACTTCTGTACGTGGATCTATTTTTCAGAATCGGTAAGTGATTATTTATGACTCTTGATTCAAATTTTTCAGAACGGTTAAATAGATTTATTGATGCTGCTCCAGGTGAAATTGTTATTGATGCAGGGTTTTTAGACAGAGGTGCTTACACTAATCTTCATTCGCAACTTTTATTAAAAAACAGAGAGGCTGCTAAAAAATTAGGGCGGCCCGGAAAATCTGATATGGAAAGAGGCTTTGGGGCTATTGCAAATATCCCAGAACAGACTAGAGATTGGGCTAGAAGGAACGGTCCTCAATTTGGGTTAAACATTGATGATGATTGGTATGTAACTCCTTTAGGTCATGATCAAAGAAATCCTCATAAGTATTTAACTGGTAGGGAAGTTACTGCTAAAGATTTAATGGATGCTGCTTTTGGTGAATTGCATCATAATTTTGATAAAGGACGTGATCTGCAATCTGTTAAAACGAATGCGGACCTTACTGACATACCTCTTTCAGACGAGGTAATATTTAGCGATCCTCCAGTTGAAGCGCCAAGTCCGCATGGTGCTAATCCTCAGTTGTCTGATCCGCAACCATCTTTACCAAACTTTTCTGAAGGAATAGGAACGTATGCACAATTTGTTCCTCAGCATAATAGAAAGTCAGGGTATAGTATGCCTACTTCTGAGTATTTAGATGCTCTTATAATGCATTCAAATCCTGAAGAATTAGTTAAAGCAGGTGAAGGTACAAGACTTAATAAAAAAGGTGAGCATATAGTTTATCTTGATGGTCTTGGTAATAAAACTGGCGGTCATGGTCATTTAATAACTGAAGGAGGCTATGAAGTTGGTGATGTTATTCCTATAAATGTTGTTAATAAATGGTTTGAAGATGATTATAGAGAACATGAACAACAGATGATAAAAGATTTAAGTAGTTCTGGGACGGATCTTGGTAATATGTCTGATACTTTATATTCACATCTTGTAGATTTTACATTTAATCAAGGAAGTTTTAGGAAATGGCCTACATTGCGTAAACAGATAGCAGCCGGTGATTGGGAAGGTGCCGCTGAAAATGTTTGGAGTGACTGGTTTACTTCATATGAAAATGAAGTTGGTAGAGATTTTGAAATGGGTGACGGTACGTATGATCGCAAGTTGCGTTTAACTCTTGCGTTCCTTCAAGAAGCGGCGAGGAGTTAGCATGGCTAATGGAGATCCGGGTAGCGATCCTAGGTTAGGGCATACTAGAGAAATGCCTGTTACTTATGGGAGTGATGGTCCTAATGCCGATGCTATGTGGGAGTTATTATTAAATTCTAATAACGAGGTTCCTAACGATGATCCTTCTATTGTTCCTACCACTGTTGGCAACATGGAAGGCTACAACAGGATATTAGGTTACGGAAATGTTGGGCTTGTAGACGGTCAAAGACCTACCGACACAAGTATTTATGGAGATGTTTCATCTTCCGTTTATATACAAGTAAGAAATTTAGCAACAAAATGGATGAACTTAATAGAAACTGGTGCTCTTGCAAGTTCTTATTCTGCTATCGCTGGTTTTCTTGAGGAATTAAGAAGTACACAATGGTGGAATGAATATGATGAAACTTGGCGCGCTGCTGAACTTCTTAGATGGGATGACCCTGAAACATGGGAATCAAATCAAGAAATTTACAGAGAAGATGTTGTCAGGATAGCGCAAAATATAGGGCTTGAATTAGACCCAGAAAATGCTGCTCATGCTGAAATCATAGAAGACCTTGTTTATGAATGGTCACACGCTGGTGAAAACTATGGTCAGGCTGATGTTGAACGCCACATATTTGATAACTATTCCGGGACTGATGGGCAATGGACTGGTGATGTAGGTACTCAAACTATTTCTGTCGGTACTGTTAAGGATGAGGCTGATCGTATTAGACGCAAGTTGCAAGATAACATGCTTCCAGTTAATGAAAGTTGGATTTGGAAACAAGCCAAAGGTGTGATCACAGAACAATGGGATAGCAGTATTGTTGATCAAAGAATTTACAATCAAGTATCTACTCATTTTGCTTTTTTAGATTCTGATTTTGGTCAAAGACTTAATGCTAGTGGCATGGATTTAGTTGATGAAAAGTATGGTTTACTTACTTCGGCACAAACAACGTTAGAAGATACGACTATAGATTGGACCCATGATATTTTTAAAGATAGTTTAACTATTAAAGATGAGACAGGTAATGCTACTAGGTTTGCAACTCCCAACGAAATAGAGCGTGCAGCAAGAGCCTATGTTAATAACGAAGGAAGACATCTTTATAAAGAAACTGATCAGTATAAAAGCAATATGAAAAAAACTAAGAACGCTCTCTATTCTGTATTCGGGGTTGTGTGATGGCAGTTTTAAGTTATGATCCGTCAAGTGGGAGGGGAACTGGTTATGGTGAACCTGACGGTGATTTTGATGTTCTTGAACTTCAGATTTGGTTAAATACTTTTGCTAATCAAAGCGTAGAAGAGGATGGAAAGTTTGGTCCTGCTACTCGTGAGGCTGTTATAGCCGTACAAAAGTTTCTTGGCATGGATAATCCAAATGGGATTGTTGATGAAAATTTTAGAACGACTCAAAGATTTGTTGAGCAGCATAGGACTACTCAAATTAATAATCTAATTGGCAATTACGATATGGTGACTGGTAATCGTCCTGATTTAATGGATCAACTTGCTGGGATTGCTCCTCCGAATATTGATATAGATATTTTTTTAGATGAGTTAGCGATTGGTACTGACTGGGATTTTGGTTTGCCTTCTGGTACAGGTGATCGTAATTTAGGAGGCGAAGGAGATAGTGGTTCGGGAACCGCACCAATAGCAGACGGAAGAGTAGTTAATGATCCTAAATTTGGTGTAGATATTACTAGACCTCCGGGGTATAGAGGCCCAGACGAGGATAATGGTTGGTATCGCACTAACCCAAGCGAAGTTAACGCATTAGAAAATGGTGGAATGATGGATACGAGGGGATGGGGTGATGATCTTAATTATTGGAGGAACTCAGAAACTGGTGAGATTTGGCAAAGCGATGAACCCTATGTCCCTAAAGAATCAGAAAAAGGATTTGAAGATAAAGATACTACAGTTGGTATAATTTTTGGCGAAGAAGAAGTACAAGTAGATGATCCTGAAATGGATTCATTTGTTACAGCACTTGTTGAAGCGATCGGTATAACACCAGATCAAGCACGAGGGTTATGGGGAGAAATATCTGATGATTGGATTAATGATCCTAATTATAGTTTAGATGATGTTCTTATTGACTTGTATGACACAGAAGTATTTAGGATAAGGTTTCCCGGTATTACTGCGTTAAGAGATGCTAGAGCACAGGCTGAAGGCGACGACAAACTTATGTTTGATATCCCTACTATTAAAGAATATTTAGATTTAGAAGATGTAATCATGAGCGAGATGACTAATCTTGGGCAATCAGGTTACGATCTTAACGATGTTATGGTAAGGATTACTGCTGCAGGTGTTGACTCTGTTGAAGCGAAAGAACGTTTCCAAGCAGCGCGACGGATTATAGGTACGAGTGTACCTGAAGCAGTTGAAAGTAAGTTCAGAGATTGGTATGGAGAAGCAGGTGATGGGAATCTTATTATGGCTTTTTTAGATCCTGAAGATGAAACTGGTGTTACTAAATCTTGGGATGAGATACAGGCTGAAGTTGGTGCTGCTGAGGTAGCAGGTTGGGCTGAATTTAAAGGCGATTTAGATTTAGCGCAGTCGCAGGCTGAACGTATTAATTCTTTGAATCAAACACAAAACCAATTATATGATTCGTTTGCAAATATTAAAGCAGCAGAAAGTTTATTTATTGAAAAGATTGGTGAAGAAGATTTCATCGCTGAAGAAGAAGGAGTTGAATCTGAGTTCTTTGGAGATAGTGCTTTAATGCGGCGTAGAGATGAGCGTATAGCCGACTTTGGTGGTGGCGGTGGTGCTATGCTTACACAACAAGGAACAGGATTAGGGAGCGCGTAATGCCTAGAGTGCAAACATCAAAGTCTAAAGGTAAGGCTAAAAAACAGCCGTATAAAAAAACCAAAAAAAGAAAGGGCTACTAATGGCCGTAAGTACTAGATATTTTTATCGGGATATGGCTGAGCGTTCTATTGCAACGTTTGCTCAATCATTCCTTGCAGTTTTTGTAGTGGGAGACATGAGTACTCTTAAGACTGCTGCTATGGCAGGTGCAACAGCGTTGCTAAGTGTTGTCAAGTCAGGTGTAGCGTCACGTTTCGGTGACGGTTCAGCATCTTCTATTGATTAATAGTTGCATATATACACACCTGTCTGTATAATATTCGTTAGGCCGTTGCGTGCTCCTTATGGGCCGACGTGAGCCTCATCTGTCTAGATCGCCCACGCTCTAGATAAGTAAAACAAAGTGGTAGACGGACCGAATTGTGACGGTTTGGATCATCCGTATTAGTCATCTATCCGTAGAGTCACCTCCGACTTTGCGAGTGTCGTCAAAGGAGAGACATCATGGAAACCGAGAATCAGGAAAACACCAGCATTAAGGATCTGCGTGAAGCAGCAGAACGGGGCCGTAAAGCCTCATCTGAACTTGATACTATGAAACGCGAAATGGCGTTTCTTAAAGCAGGTGTTGATTTGGAGAAGAAGGCTGGTCAACTATTAATGAAAGCCTACGATGGGGATCTGGAACCAGAACTCATTAGGGCTGAGGCTGAGGAATTAGGTGCCATCACTGGTGCTGTTCCTACTTCAGTTGCGGAAGGTCAAGAGATTGATACTTCTACTGCTGAGAGACAGGCTCTTGTTCAAGATAGTGTGGCCCCTGAAGCAACAACTGAGAGTCCTTATGACAGAGGGCATAGAGAATTTCAAGACATGATTGCAGATGGTCGTCCTAAAGAGGATGCTGCTGCGAGATTTGTTCATACAGTTCTTGAAGCCGCTGGTCAAGGGGATGAGCGAGTAGCCAACAGGTAATGGCGTTATACGAATATCGGTGTTCTGACTGCCTTCATGAATTTGAAACACGTCAGAGTATGCGAGATGAGGCACATATAAATTGCCCTGAATGTAACGAACCTACGTTACGTAGGATTATGTTTGGGAATGTGACTCCATCTTCTACACCTACTCGTATGAATTCGGTACCTCCTCGTAGGCAAGAGCCTTCGTGGGAAAAAGGTAAAGCCGGAGAGTACAGACCTGATGGTAGTTTTGCTCCATATCTTAGACCTGATGATGGAACACCCATGGGTGTCAAAGAATTTGCCGACAATCGTGGTAAGTATGAGGAGAAATTACGGAAAGTTCGGGCTGGTAATTTCTAGCCCAGATCATTTATCCATTTAGTTTCACTTTAAAGGAGTGTTAAACCATGTCTTATGCAGGCAAGGTGACAACCTACGACCTTACCGTTGGTGAGAAAATTGATATTGATGAGTTAATTTACCTCATCTCTCCAGTTGACTCGCCAATGATTAATGGTATCGCTTCTGACGGTAAGCAAATTCTTGCTTCGTCTGGTTGCACCGAAACAACTTTCAAGTGGATGGACGAGGAGATTCTTCTTCCTCGTGCAGCCGCTGACGCAGTTAACTCAAGCACTGGTACAAGCGTAACAACTGTATCTGTTTCTGCTGCTGACTCGTACAAATTCCAAGTTGGAGATCTTGTCTCCGTCATGGATGAAGGCGCAGTACAGCATGCAGCAGTTCTTAGAGTAACTGGTGTTAACAACACATCCGGCGACCTTACCGTTGCTGGCTGGGCAAATCATAGTGCTCAAACTGCTATCGCAGTTGGCGACATTGTAACTTGCCTTGGTACTGCTTTAGCAGAAGGTTCCGATCCCGGAACTGCACGTGCAGCAGACCGAGTAATGCGTTCAAACTTTACGCAAATCTTCGGTCCTACTCCAGTAGAGATGTCACGTACTGAACAACAGATTAGTCGTTACGGTGTACCGGACGAATTTGCTAAGCAAGTATTTAATCGTTCCATTGAGAACGTAATCACACGTGAACAGGCTTACCTTTACGGTCAACCTGTAAACGACACAACCAACAAGATGCGTTCAACAGGCGGTCTTGCATACTGGCTATCAAGCAACGTTTCAACAGCAACTTCATTGTCTGCTGCAAACATTGATACACAGTTGCAAGCATGCTACAACGCTGGAGGCGTACCAGATGTTCTGATCGCTAACCCAGTTTCGTTGACAACTCTTAATGACACCGCTAACACAAGTACGGTGCGCCACGTTATTGACGATCCTCGTCGTGGACGTGTACCAACAATGTCAATCTTCTCCGAATTCGGACAAGTAGACGTTGTACGCAACCGTTGGGTTAACGCTGAAACTGCTTTCCTCGTTAAGAAAGAAAACATTTCACGTCGTGTCATGCAACCATTGGTTGTTGAAGCACTAGCAAAAACCGGCGATGCTGACAAAGTTCAGATCGTTTGTGAAGAAGGGTTACAAGTTAAAGGTCAAGGCCACATGGCTTTCTTTAAGCAACTAACCGACTACACAGGTTCTGCTTGATAACTGCTAGTAACAGTAACTACTGAGAGATGGGGGAGAGTCAGCGATGGCTCTCCCCAATCTTGGTTTAGTCTGCTACTATCTAATCGGAGGTTATTATGCCAACTGTTGCCGATGCTATTACTCGTACTAAAAGACTTTTAAATAGTAATACTCGTACCGAACTTGACGCTGTTCATACAGAGATAAACTCGTCTGCTACTACTGTTCGTTTGAAATATCAGACTGATGGGATACGTGCAGGTTCTTATCTTTCTTTAGGTGGGTCAGCATCTGTTGCCCCTGAGACTGTGTATGTTCATAGCCGTAACGGTGAGTATGCGACAATACAAAGAGGTGTTGATGGTAGTACTGCTGTGACTTGGGCTGCTAACACTCCAATAGAGGTAGAGCCACGCTTTACTGAGTTTCAAATTTATGAAGCAGTTAAAGATTCTATTAGGGCTATACCTAATAACCTTTACGCTGTTTCTTCTGCTGAGACTTCTATATCTACAACAGAAACTGCTGTTAATTTTGATATTTCTTCTACTGGTTTCTTTCATATTCTTCAAGCAACTCGTAGCCCTAGATCTCAGAAAGAACGTTGGGTTAAAACTAACGTAAAAATATATCGCGACATGAACACAACAGATTTTGCTTCTGGTTGGATGCTTGCTATGCAAGAAGGATTAGAAAAAAATGTTACTGTTCGTGTAACTTACGCTCATCCGTTTATTACTTCTACTCTGAATCTAAATACGGATCTGGTGAGTACAGTAAAGATGGAGGCAGAGATGCAAGATATTCCGTCATTAGGTGCGGCAGCAACTCTGATGCTCGGTGAAGAATCCAATCGTCTAGACTTGCACGCAATGGGTGATTCGCGGGGTGACTCAGCACTGACAGCAGGAGATCGCGCTCGGCACTCCATGCTTCTTCAAGCCCAGTATGATCGTCGGGTAAGTCAGGAGGCTCGGAGGCTGATGTCTCTTTACGGAGTTCGCGCTGACGCCGCAACCAGCGCTGTCTTCCCAACGACGATACGTTAGTCATGGCTTCTCCTTTACATCAAAGTGTTCGTGATTCTTTACCTGTACGGCTCGGTGATAGACGTTATAACATAGATCCTCAACGACTTCAACGGGCTACTGTTGATCCTATCAGGCAAGGGTTTGATACGCAGGGTACTCCGGGTGAGCAGTCGTTGAATCAGGCTGGTGTGTGGAAGCGTTCTCGTACTGATTGGTCTTTGGGTGCTGGTCAGTTAAATGCTGATTTGAATACTTCTTCTGATCGTAGGTTTTATGCTTCTTCTGGTGTGGATGTTTGGACTGAGGGTGAGGTTAAGTTACTTCCTAAAGTAACTCTTAAAAACGCAGCAACTATTGATGGCGATAATTTGTATATGACAACTGCCCGACATAAAAACGGTGGTTCGTATACTGATTACATTTATGTTTGTGATGAGGCAAACATTTGGTATTCAAGTAATATTGGAACTGGCTGGACTGCTGTTACTGAAACAACTGCTTTAGGTGGCGATGTTGGAGGTATAGCGACTGATGGCAGGTATGGTTACGTTGCTAGTAATGGTCGGGTTTTAAGGATTGAAGGAACTGTTGTAGGTGGCACGCAGGTTGATGGTACTAATAACTATTGGACTGTTGCTAGTGTTACAGATGTTTGGGTTGCTAATGGTTATGTTCTTGCAGGAGCAGGAGGTAGGTTAACTGAACTTGCTTTTGGTTCTCCGGCAGCGGCAAGTCTTGACATTCAAGATAACGATTACAAAGTTGAGACATGGAACTCTGTTATTGGTACCCCTGTTGGTATCTTTGCTGCTGCAACTTTAGGAGATAAATCAACTATTTACTATATTGGTATTAATGATACGAGTATAGGGGCAGGTTTAAATCCTCCTGTTATTGCTGCTGAGTTACCTGATGGTGAGAGAGTTAATGTTATTTCTTATTATGGAAGTCTTGTATGTATAGGAACGACACGAGGTATACGTCTTGCAACTATTAACGGACAAGGCTATCTGTCGTATGGTCCTGTTATAGAGATAAGCGGTGGCGTTAGTTACCTTGAAGCCCAGGGTGAATTCATTTGGTTTAACTGGAACGATTATGATTCGCCATTTGATACTACTGATCGTAGTGGGTTAGGTAGGTTAAGTCTTAAAGAGTTTACTGGCACGATTGTTCCTGCATACACGACAGATATTATGATTGCTTCTATAGATAAAGATGTTCAAGGTATTATTACTACCTCTGATAATCGCCGCATGTTTTCTATTAAAGATACTGGTGTTTATTTAGAGAATGCTTCTAATGGCGAACGAGAAGAAAACGGTTACATAGATGAAGGACGATTCACGTGGGGGATATCAGACTTAAAGGCTCTTGTATCTTCTGATGTTCGTACTTCTAAACTGGTGACAGGAGATAGCGTTTCGTTAAGCGCGTTAAGCGATGACTATGCTTATGGTGGGACTGGTACTTCTAAGAGTCTTGCTACTTCGTCTACCGCTGACGCTGTTACTGACGGTGTAACAACTGTCACTGGTGCTACTGGTGAATGGTTCGCTCCGCAAATATCTATGGTTCAAATTGCTAACACTGGTTCACCTGTGCTGCATAGATGGACGCTGCGTTGTATACCAATGCCGTTTGTGTCAGAGATAATAGAGTTACCTATTATCCTTACTACACAAACTCGGTTTCAGAATCGTGACGTGTACCACGATACCTATGATGACTATGTTTATTTGAAGTCTCTTGCAGAGAATCGTTCGTTAGTTACCTTTACTATGGGTGGTGAATCTAAAACTGTTTACGTTGCTGGCGTGTCTTATTCTGCTGGCAGTATTAGTAAGTGGTCTGATGACGATGATTGGTTTGAAGGGGTTGTTAGCGTTCAAGTTGTTACGGTTCAAGGGTTGTAATGTACGAGCCTCCGTATCTTTTACCTGAAATACCACGCGATCATAATAAGATTGGTCCCGGTGGGTTTATGGAATCATCAAACTTTGTTCAAAATAATACTGGGTGGAGAATTGATGGCGATGGTTATATATATGCGCCATATATTGAAGTAGGTGCTATTGCACTTAAAGATACAAGTGGGACTTTACAAATGACTGGCTTTGCTGCTACTGGAAACCTTTGGTTAAGTGTAGGGCAAAGTGATTCAACACTTTTAATGGGTGATCAAGACGGAGGAGCCACTAAAATTGTATGGGATGACTCTGATACTGCATTTGAATTTCATACCAATGGTAGCCAACGTGTTGGTATAGCAGATGCTGGGACAATACTAACTACTTGTGCTGTAGGCACAGGAACAAATGTAGAGATCAACGGATTTGCTGTACTTGTTCAAGACACATCATCCATCAGGTACAAGAACGTCGCTGATGTAAACATGGCAGATCATCTGACACCTAGTATGATTGATTCTCTTCAACCTAAGATGTGGTCATACAAAAATGACACAAGTAATCACCCACAAATAAGTTTAATAGCAGAGGAAGCAAATGGAGTTAGCCCGTTTCTTATTACTACTGAGTTTGATGACGACGATAACGTTATCCCTGCTGGGTTGAGTACCAAAGGTTTGATCTCTCTTTTAATCATCGCATTGAAGGACGCTCGCACCCGTATCACAGCGTTAGAATCCTAAAATATTTTCTAGATTAAAGACACTCAATAAGGTATCATTGGTTGTCCAACAACGGAGGGCTAATGAACAACCTAACAAAAATCATTGCGGCTATCGCTGCATTGGTTACAGCCGTTGGTGGCTTGCTAGTTGCATTGGGAGTGGGCGGAGGCGACTCAAGTCCCCAGCCTGTAACAACCATTATTATTCAACAACCCGGAGATTATCAGGAGTTTGTTAATAATACCGACCTGTCATATTATGACAACTTTAAACCATAACACATGCAGCGTAAAGATATCTCTAACCTTAGAGTCTGGATAGACCAAGACCTCTGTACAGGAGATGGTCTCTGCGCTGAAATAGCGCCAGACGTTTTTCAAATGCACGACGACGGTTTAGCCTATGTTAAAGAAAAAGAATGGCCTACTATCTATGGCCCTGATGGTGCAGTTAAGGGTGAACCTGCATTGAAGATGGCTTTAGGTACGGCTTCTGTTTTACCTGAAGATGTAGAAGCAACCATTGAGTCTGCTGAAGAATGCCCCGGTGAATGCATATTCGTAGACCTAGTTGATTAACAAGTTCTTGCACTTATCCACAGCCTAGTTGTATACTGGTTGTATGGATAAAACATTAAAAGAATTTGTTAATACAACAGACCGAACCTTTTCTGGATGGTCGGATCAATTACCTGACGATGTTTTTAATCAAGCATGGGATGCGTTAAACGATCCGTCATCTGGAATAGGTGAACACACAGTCATGAAGTGGCTAGTTAGCCTTGGCTATACTGGTGGAACTCCAAACAAAGTTAAGAGGTTACGGTCCCTTGAAAGACGATAAGAGTTTAAAAGAATTTACTGAAGACGATGCGTCTTCAAAAGAAATCTTAGAGATCGCGAAGGCTAGACGAGAAGCGGCGACGGCTAAGGTAAAGGTAAAGGTTCTTACATCTGACCTTGAAGAGATTACACGCAGATATGATCTTCTCGCCAGCGTTAAAGGCAGCAGTCTCAAACCCCCCAAATGGTTGAGCCCCAAGCGTAAGCGCAACGATACTGGCATAGTTTGTGCGGTTCTTTCTGACACGCACTTTGATGAGGTCGTTGATCCTGCTGAAATGGACTTCAAGAACGCCTACAACAGAGACATCGCTACCATGAGACTGGAACGATTTTTTACTAAAGTTGTTTTGCTGTCTAAGGAGTACATCACTGGACTTGATTACGATGGGTGCGTTCTTTTTATGGGAGGAGACATGTTCTCCGGTGACATCCATGAAGAACTCAGTGAAACCAACGAAGACACCATGCTTGGTAGTGTCTTGTACTGGGCTGAGCAACTCGCTGCTGGTATCAACCTTCTTGCTGACGAGTTCGGTAAGGTCCATGTCCCTGTCGTTGTCGGTAATCACAGTCGCCGTACCCGTAAGCCTCGCATGAAGCACAGGGCTAGAGATAACTTTGACTGGTTTCTTGGCAAACAATTAGAACAACACTTCGCTGATGATGAGCGTGTCACTTTTCAAGTTCCTGACACTGCTGACGCTTTTGTAAAGGTTCATGATTCTACTTATCTCCTAACACATGGCGATCAAGCCAAAGGTGGAGGTGGGATCGGTGGGATCTGGCCTCCAATCATGCGCTTAGTCGCTCGTAAAAAGAACAACACCGAGTTTGACTGTATGGTCTTGGGTCACTGGCACCAACTTGTTTGGGGCGGCAACTTCATTATTAATGGTAGCCTCAAAGGTTACGATGAGTACGCTGCTGTGTCTAACTTCTCCTTTGAGGATCCACAACAGGCTCTATGGATTAATGTACCTGAACATGGAGTGCTTTGGCAAACTCCAATCAAAGTCCTAGATAGAAAATCTGAAGGCTGGTAATTAATCTTCGTCCTTGTTTAAGGACTCTATATATTCCATCAACGTTTTACCACCAAGTGTTTTCATCGGTGTAGTAGTTAATTCCATAATAGCATCAAACGGTAATTCCATCATTGGATGCCCTTCACCGGGGTCCATGCCCCACACATAATGTGTTTCAAACTCACCCATTAGAAGTATCAATCTCTTCTAACTGAGGAATAAGAGAATCAAATTCTTCTTCATCAGATAACTTACTCACAACACTTACCTTAGCATCAGTTAAGAAATGTTTAATAAACCCTGCTGGACCCACAGCATGCAACTCCCACAACCTAGACTCGTTATCTAACGTCAACTCTACTGTCCATTGAGGATCTTCCCATTCGTTATCCATCTATTAATTCCTTCCAAGTGGCTGGACCTACTATACCATCGCTAATTAAATCTGAATCTTTTTGAAACTGTTTAACAGCACGCAACGTTCCTCTCCCAAAGATACCATCAATGCCTGCACCTTTAAGAGTTCTCTTACCATTCCTAGCACACGGAATGTTTTGCTGCTCAAGAAATAATTGCAAAAACTTTACTGCCTCACCACGAGAACCAAGCCTAAGTACCTGCCTTCTCGCCTTATCAGATCCTTCTTTAAGTACCTGCAACGGGTGAGGTTTAGAAATTATAACAGGTTCCTTATGCTCGCTTGCTTCTCCTTTAAGAGCCGGAGCGTCAAACCATCCCCACGTGCCATCACTTTTACGACCATACGGTTGATGATGCCACCACTCAGATTTAACTGTAGGATAGATACCGTACTGTTTAGCCAGATTGTTTACTTGCCAAGTAGAGATACCTTTGCTTACTATACGAAAGTCAACAGCGAATCCGTAGTTATCTAGCGCTGGCTGAGCCATGTGCCATGACCCTTGGAAATTTCCCCCAAATTTTCTGTTCGGGTTGGCGGCCAAGTTTCCTTTACCGGCCTTATACTTTTTGTATAGCGCTTCTTGCGCTGCAAACGTCCTGACCCCTGATACGACTGCAACTTTTCCTTTACACTCAGGTGCATCAAGTAAAGCACCCAACCTGAATTTGAACTGTGGATGTAATTCATCTAACCTCACCCACGATGACGTGGTAGGTATCTCCAAATGTCCACTCATTGTATGCCTCTCTCTCTAGCGATCTCTTCCAGTCTACTAACTTCTTCATCCCAATCAAATTTCTCCAACTTATTTCTGGCTGCAACCAATTCATAATACTTCTTTTCACCTATTTTTTCCATAGTGAAGTTACCAAAATCTACTGGATTGTCAGTAAATCTGCCGTGACATGAGGCACACAAACAGAAAGCATTATCCAACATGGTGCGTGTATGAGAATACTTACGTGAAATAATGTGAGCACATTGCAATACATTACTCGTTCCACAATTTTCACAGTAACCAAGCGAACGAACTATCTTTGCATGCAGCCTTGTCGCTTTTCCTTTAGGTCCTTTACCATACATGTCAGTCATTAGTTTTTAATCCTCCACGAGTACGTAATAAGTAGCGCCCAAATAATTAAACCTGACCACACCATTACTTCATACATTTTATGCTGGTATGTACTTAGGACCGGGACCTTTATTCATCTTGACACTCACTCCAGCAGGAGGAGAGTCCCAACCTTCTTCAACTATTTCTGCTTCAACTATTGTATCTGCTGAATCTAATTCCATGGTCTTAACTTCCGGTGTAGACAGAGCAGTTATGTTAGCACTACCAGACAGTATCTCCAAGGGTGAGGAGCCGATTACTAAACGAGGAACAACAAAATTACGTGTCTGCCCATTACTTGTTTTTTTGCGTTTCTCCAATAGCAACCGGCCCTCAATTACATTCTCAGCCTGCAATCCTTCTAACATCTCAGCCATACCGGGCAGTTCATGGAAAGCATTCCAACCTTTAGACTCTAACCGCCACACTCCACCGAAAGGAATCTCCGGCAAGATAACACGCAGCCTTGTATACGGTTGACATGTCATCGCACGACCAGATGCTTTATTCATAGCGTCACATTTACATGGTTGAATATCAATATCAGAACCATCAGGTGTGTTAACAGGAATCTGCATGTCTATACCATCGCAACGCTTTTGCAATCCTCCACCCGACCACTCTTCATACCAAACACTTACACTGTCAGGCGGCAGAAACACACGTATGTCATCAACAGTAGTTAGTACTTCCCATTGAGCGATTTTAGATCTTTGTGGAGTCCAACTTTCTACACTCCCACCGTAGATAGCAGCAATAGATTCAAGTGCTTCACGATCCATTGAAGTGAAACGAAACGTATCAATACTCTTCATCGCCTTAGCAGTTTTAACTCCCAACCGTATACGCCCATGCTCAGGGATACGTCGGCTGTTACCTAGCGGAACTATTTCTCTACTCATCTTTTTTCCTTTGCTTACGAAGAGGACGCATCCCCCTCTTTAAAACTTCCACTTCTTTAGCATAAGTATACTTGCCCATATCATCATAACCGCACCAAAATAACGAAGTATCTTCATGTATATAACAGGCACCTGGAGTACCACCAACAGGCACAATTATTTCACCGCATTGACACACCGCTCTCAACGGATAGCCAACACCGACCTTATCTTTTTTCTTTCGGGGGGGTTGGGGTGCCAAACTTATACTCCTTATGCATATAGCCGATAGATTCATACATACTTTCGGCTGCTTCTCTAGCAGATGCTAATTGCAACTGATCATGAACAGGTTTAATACCGCTCTCAACATCCTTCTTACTGGGTATCTGATACGGCAAACCAAAATCATCTAATTTTTTTTTGAGTTCTTTCATGTATGAATGCAACCCATGCTGTATTGCACGCCATTCCCAATAAGAAAACTCGGCAATAACATCATGATCATCTTCATCCAGATTCGGATCAACATATAATATTTCTAGGTACGGGTCAGAATGCGGCCTCATTGTTATCCTTTACACATAGTTTTTGGAACCTGCAATAGTTGCACATCCACGTTGAACCTGAGTCTATAACAGCATTCTCTTCATTCCTCAACATCCACTTACCACTAGACGGAGCAGTTACTTCAGCACCGAACGGAATATCAGGATCGTAATGCGAAAACCTACGAGGAATATCATGAGCAGCAACACCCTTATCATGTATCTCACTAGTAATACCTTCAAGCCTAGCCACCTCAGCCTCAGCCCAAGGAGTGAACTCTTCCTTAGTGTAATGCCACTCGGAAGCGAACCTACCTATCTCATCAATACCCTTAGCAGCAGCACGACCCGGAGATATCAACTCCATAGCCAGATAACCGATCACTAACAAGTCAGCCTTAGCAGCGTGAGCATACATAGAACCTTGCACCACAGCAGACCAACGTGGCCCTTGACTATTCTCAACCGACTGCTTATAACCAAAGCCGTTAATAGTTTTTAACTCAAGCAAGATGCGTTGACCTTCACCTGTTTCAATCAGCATGTCAGCGTGACCGTAGCCATGCTCACCTAACGGTGTCTCCCATTCCTCTATGATGTTGAGACTGGAATCTTTACCAGCCCAACGCTCCATAGCAGGCGCTAGAATCTCATGAACAGTAGAGCCTAAACCCATACGCCATTTATCTGCTAGTCCCGGTGGATTAGTTTCTTCTGAGCCAGCCGTAGCGTACGCTATTTGCCTCGCACAAGAAGCAGCCTGACTACCACGCCATCTTGTACCTTCAGGGTTGCTAGGAGCCTCCCTATCTTGTTCCCAATATTCAACTATTCTCGGCAGAAATAACCTGCGATTGTTTTCTACTGGTGGTTGTGTGTAATTCATATGTGATAAATCCTTTCGTATCATATTTCATATTCACTAAAGTAATCTTGCAGCCATTGCGCCCACTCAACATTACTAATGTCACGCTTAGCAGAATCAAACCAATCCATATAAACAAATTCAATTCTTTTAGTACCTAACCATTTGTTGTTATAGAATCTTATTTCTTCAGACGGACCGCCCCAAGATATTTGATACCTTGAATACATTGCATCATCTTCAGGTTCAATCTTACTATCATAAGCCAAACCGTATTCATGTAACGAATCCCAATCAGCCATCCTATATATTTCTATGAAATCCTCTGCTCTAGATTCAAGAGCAGCATCTATTCTATCTTCACAAGTTTTTTCACTCATATGTTCAACCCCAATATCTGATTAGTAAGATCATCAAGATCTCCCATTTCCATATGCCGAGAAGTTCTCTCCAACAAATCACGCAGCGCTACTATCTCATCACCTTCCAACATGATCGTTGCCTTCGGACTGTTGTCTGCATACCCGGCATAGTTAGTTAAATGTATTGTACTCATAACGTATTCCTTTCTTTATATCTATTAAACATTACAGGTGTGACATTAAATATTTTTTTGTTTTATACACACGTCTACGCACCCAAATAAAACGTTTTAATTTATTAATCATTCTTATTCCTTATCTTCTTCAACCACTCGGCTGACAGATCTCTATTCTTTTCCATCTCATCTTCAGTCAACGCTTCAGACTCAAACATTTTTGTTTCCTTACGTAACTGAGGCAACCCCCTACCATTACCCATCAACACATCACCCAAAGAATTAAGGAACCCCATCACTCTGGCTTGGTCAACGTTACTGTTAAACGGTTTATACTTTATGTTGCTACGAAATTGATTAACTAACTTTGCAACATGTTTTAATTTTTTATCGCTTTCATCCATATAACTGTGGGATCTCCAGCCCCATCCCTTTCTTTTGTTCTATAACTAAGTTTCATTTGGTATCTTCTTTTTGCAATCTCTCTTGCATAAGATAGCCAACCTTCACATAAGTATTTATATTCAGGACAATCTTCTTTAGTTATTTCCCAGATGTTCCCATTAAACAACTCATCCCAATTATATTTATCAAAATTATCTACATCAGTTAGTTCTTTCATCGGTTATTTCCTCCTCTCTTGCTTCCATTTCTTCATACGTTAAACCACACTCTTCACACACATCATCGCCACCTTCATACACACGTACACCACAATCCTCACAAACCCAATACGAGGGACCATAAGCCTCAACGTCATACTCAGCAGCCCCAGTCCAAGGGTTATGCCACATACTATTCTCGTTAATTTTTATGCCTGCATCACGATAACGCTCAGCCATTTCTTCTGCTTTGACTCTCATTCTTAATGCTTCATTCATTATCTTCTAGCCACTCCCAACCTGTATTAAATTTAGTTTGCAAAGTCTGACAACTGTTGTCCCAATGGTCTGGGTCAAATTCTTCTTCATCTTCATTCATAACCATCTCCTATTTATCATATTTTTATTTTCAATATCAATTAACTCTTCAACCGCATACCGATAACTTACATCAGTACCAGTCATCCTATCTATTTCCATCAGTCTATCTAACAGATTGTCATATGCCTCTGCGTTATGACAGTTACTAATCACACACTTATGCTGCTTAACATCTGGTTCAGTTATCTCACCAGTCCACCGATACTCATGCAACCCATTACCATGAGCGACACGACGACGCACTATCTCCCATGAACCAAACTTCTCCTTACGCAAGTCACGTATCCGAGCAGCAGCACCAGACTCAGAACAATCAACCCTGTTCGCAACCTCAATGTTACGATGCCAACCCTGATCACTCATAATTTCACGTACTAACTCCAACTGTGTAGTCATGCGCTCACCATCTAACTCTTCATCATATGTTTCACCATCAAAGTTCATTCTATTATCTCCTGTATCACACCATCATGAGCAGGATTTTCTACATAACCCGGCTCACCATTGCCTGTATTAACTAACGTTTGAACATCAAACTCATCATTATAAAAGTTATCTTCTGCTTCACTCTTTGAATCAGCCTCAACTTTAACTGAAAACTCAGACTCTGCTGTAAATATTATTGTATATATCATCCTATTATCCTTGCATCATAAGGGTGATCCATAT